TGCATTGGCTGCGATGGTGAAGACGTCGACGTCCAGCGCGTCCAGCGCCGCACCTCCACTTCCAGCGTCAGCAGGCTGCCCCCCACGATCACCAGAGCCACGATGACGGCAAACAGCAGCGCCTTATAGTCCCTCTTCTCCACGTCCACCGCTATGCCTCCCTGGGCGGTGCGGGCTCGGCGCGCTCCAGCCGACCCTCGCGCAGCGCCCGCTTCACCGCGTCCGTCAGCGCCACCTGCACAGGGCGACTGACCTGGCCGTTGTTGCCGGCCACCCACACTTCATGCCCTGGGTGGTCCACGTGCCGCTCCCAGAACGGCTTGCCATCGGGACTGCGCACCAGAATCAGCTCCGGCTCCACGGGAGCAGCAGGAGTCACCGACACCGCTGCGCCGGGGCCCGGAATGCGGGGCCCGCTACCCTTTTTCGCCATGTCCAGCCTCCCCTTCTGCGTTACGCGCTTGTGTCCAGGATCGAGACGAGCCGCCAGACCGAGCCGGGGCCGTCCCAGTACAGAGTCATGACGTCGCCCACATCCAACGTGCGATCCTTCCCGATAGCGGTATTGGCGCCGTTCTTGACCATGATCGTGTCGGCGTCCGCATCCAGGTTGATCAGGATCAGCAATTGCCCGTTGTACGCGCCATCGCTGAGGCTGTTGGTAGCGTCCAGAGTTCCCAGGATGCTGCCGCCTACCGCGCCATCCGAGACGCTCAGCGGGATCACCATCTTGCCTGTGACCTGCACCACCTCGGAGTTCGTGATGCCCACGGTGCTGGAGATTGCGCCATAGTAGCTGAGCGCGCCGACATAGGTACCCACAGTGATGCCGGCTGTACTTGTGATACTGCTCGCAGTCAACCCATTCGACGCGGTCAACAATCCACCCACCGTCTCTGCGCCCGTCACACTGGAGGCCGCAGCCGTGAACAAGGCGGAGGCATTGATTGCGGCCGCGTCTACCAGATGCGTGACCGTGACATTTCCACCCACGTCGACGCCGTTCGCGGGACTCAGCAGTCCCCCCACACCCAGCGTGCCGGTCACTGACGCAGAGTTGAGCAATGCGGTCCCACTGGTCTGCGTGATGGTGCCCGTCACTTGCAGGCCGTTGCCCGCAGTTCCCTGCCCAGTCCACGTGTACCCGCCCGCCAGTGTGCTCACACCAGCCACGTCCAACGTGCCGCTGACCACCACCGCATAGACGCGCATGGTCCCGTTGCTGGTGTTGGTAAAGTTCCCCTTGACCTCCAGGCCGTTGTTCAATGTCGGCAGGCCGGCCACGGTGGCTTTTCGTCCCACCACCAGGTCCTGACCCAGCGTCAACGAGTCAAGGTTCGTCACCCCCTGCGCCGTCACACCGGCCATCGGCCCACTCGTTTTGCGCAGCACGAACGCGTACGCCGTGACAGCCAGCAGGCTGCACACCACCGCCAGCGCCACCACACACAGCGCAAACTATCTGTTCATCGTTGTTCCTCCCTCTCTCGCTCAGTCCCCAGGGCACGCACTACGGATTACGCGCTGCCGTTCGTACCGACAGTGCCGGTACGCCGGCACTGTACGGTGCGCAACACGCAGCACGTGCCCTCCCCAAAGCCACTCCTTAGTGGCTCCCCAAGGCCACTCCGTCCGCGCTACGCGTTGATGTCCAGCGTCTTGTTCGCGTTCGCGTCGATGATGCAGAAGCCGACGACCTCGGTCATCACGATCTCGTTCCGCTGCGAGCTGATGATCTTGTCCGTCTCGGTCAGGCTCGCGCCCACCTCGGTGATCATCTCGACCGCAAAGCGGTTGTCGATGCCCACCAGCTTCAGCGACGGCGCCGAACTGGTCCAGCCGATCTGCACCGGGCCCAGCCCGCTGTTGATCGGGGTCACACCGCCGATGCCAAAGGCGCCCGCGATGCTCAGGAACGGCGCATTGGCGCTGCCCATGTTCAGCAGCAGCACCTGCAGCACGTCCGCCTCTCGCCCCAGGACCACGTTGCACAGGTACGGGTTGGCCCACTGCATCTTCCAGGCCAGAAAGCCCTTCAGAGTCAGCGTGCCGGCCACCGCCGCCGTGTCCAACGCCGTCAGGTTGGAGTTGGTAGGCGTGGTGCCGCTGTTGCCGTCGCCGTTCACGACCACGTCCAGGGCGGTGTTCACCTTGTCCGCCTGGGCCTGAATGGCCAGGAGCTGCAGGTGCATCGCAAACCGGTCGAGCTGCATCCTGCGGAATGCCTCGTAGCCACCCACCAGACGCCGGCCGTATTTCCTCAGTGTGATCGTGTGGTCGCCGCCGGTCAGTTCCGCCGTAGGCACCTCTGCGCCCTCCGAGACACGCTTCATCGTGTACTCGTCGCTGTTGTCGGTCAGGTAAAACGCCTTGTACACGTCGCCCGTGATCGGTGTGGTGATGGCCACCAGCGCGCTCAGCGGGATGGCCGGCGCGATCTGCTTGGCCCGCATCGTCTGCTCGATGAAGGCCGGGTACAGCACCTGGCTGACCGGGTTCGAGCTGGCATAGAAGCGCTGCCCGTCGCCCAACGACGCCGCGCGCCACTTGCGCGCGATGTACTCCTGGGCCAGCCACTCCGTGCCGGACTTCTCGCTTGCCCAGAAGCGCTCACCCTTGTGCGCCCACAACCCGCGCTCCGGCAAGCTCTCGGTGCGGATGTCGGCCAGCATGAGCTGCCGCTGGAACGCGTCCAGGCCGTCCTTGTACTGCGGACTGGGGTCCATGTGCTCCAGCCAGGCCGACACGCTCATCTCGTGCTTGTACGCTTCCTCGTACAGCGCCCGATTGAGTGGCAATTCAGCCGCGAGTGGCTTGAGCGACGTGATCCCGCTCGCCTTCGCGTCCGTCCAGCCCTGCTCATACACGAGCTGGACTTTCTCCACAGGCAACCCGGTGCGGGTCGCCAGTTCCTGCGCTCTGTCTCCCATTTCCTTTTCCTCCCTCTGATCTCTCTGCGCAGCGCGGTCTACAAGTAGACTTCGACTGCGGTCGTGGTGCCGGCATCCAGGATCATGCCGCGCGCCACCACGTACTCAGCAGCTTGTGCAGCGCACTCACGGATGTGCCCCGGGGCCGCTGCGCCGTCCACAGCGCCCACGATCTTCTTGCCCAGCGTCAGGGACGCCCCGTTGCCGCCCGGTAGTTTCATCCCACCCGTGATCTGCACGGTCGCAATGTTGTCCGCCTCGACCTTGATCAGCTTGCCGATCACGGCCGTAGCGTCGGCCGCCAGCGCAACCGTGTCAGCAGCGCTCATGGTCACCGCGTGCCCGATCATCGTCGCCGCCGCGCCCCCGTTGCTCGTCGCCGAGTAGACGATGGTGCTGTTGTCGATCTTGAATGTCGCGAACTCTGCCTTGATCTCGTCAAACGCCACTCCCAAACGTGGATCTGCCATGTCCAGTTACCTCCCTCTCTCACTCCCGTGTAATCGTGTCCCAGCTACGCCTTGTACGCCTCTGCCGGCCGCCCGGGCTCCTGCGTGCCCTTCGCCGCCGGCGCACTCCCGTCCCGCGCCATCACCTTGCCCACCGGCCGGCCGGGCTCGAACACCTCACCCGCTGTCTTCTCCCAGGCCGCGATCTCTCCGCGCACGTACTCCAACGTCTGCTTCTCCAGCATCGCGCGGTACGCCTGCGCGTCAAACTCGTCCCCCTGCGCCCGCACCCGCGCCTCAACCGCCTGGGTGACCAGAGCGCCATGGTATGCCCGCCCGTCCGCGGCCAGCGGTTCCAGCTCCGCCACGTGGCCTTCAAGCGCCACAACGCGCGCCTGCTGATTCGTCTCCTGTTGCGCCCGGCTCTCCCGCGCGTCCACCCACGCCTCGAGCAGCGCCGTCACCGGATCCTCCGCCGCCTGCACCCGGTCCGCCAGCTCGGGCGCCCGTTCCGCCACCAATGCCCTTACCTCATCTGTCTTCACCTCCCCGCTCACCTCCTCCCTGTCCTGATCTCCTGTCCGCTTACCAGGGCGAATGGCCCGCCACCGCTTGCCAGCCGGCAGGATCCTTACTCCCCACCGATCCTCCAGCACAGCCGCCTCGCCATGCGCCAGCCGTCCGCTGCCAACCATAAAGCGCGCCTGCCTCAGCACTGCCTCCGGCGTTGCGCCGGCGTACACCAGGCTGCCCTCCACGAGGTGCGCGTTCTTGACCCAAGCAAAGGCAACCTGCCCGTCGTACGTCACACCCGGAACGTGATCGCAGCAGAACTGCTCCTCGATGTCCGCGTCGTCGCCGATGTTCATCAGCGCATCCAGCGTCAACAGCGGCTTTCCGCACAAGCCGCACACATATTGGCCTGGGTGAAATCCGATGCTCGTGTCCCTTACGATCCCGCCGTCAATCGCGCGGATTAAATGGTCCGTCTTGACGTCATTGAGCTCGAGGCCGCGCAGCATGTAAAAGCGCACCACCAGCCGAAGGTTGTCCTGGCTCTGCTCGAGCAGCGCGCTGTAGCTATTCCCCAAGGGCAGCTCCGCATCCGTTAGCCAGCCCCCTACGCGGTGGCTATTCATCAACGGGATCCCGGCCAGCGCATCCTGCAGATAGTTCCGCAGTGACGTCTCGTGCATGCGCGTGAAGTAGGAATCTATGTTCTGATTCGACATCTCCGCAGGTGGCAACAGGTACACCTGATCGGGAGTCAGCGGCTTCTTCGCGAACTTGGCATTGATGATCGCCAGCGCAGCATCGACCTCGCCGGCCTGTGGACTTTCGCCTGCCAGCAGATCCGCCCGTACCGTGCTCAGCACTTGGGGCTCATCCTCCTCCAGCGCCGCACGGAACTCTGGAGGCTCCTTGTCGAACTGCTTATAGTGCTTTGCCAGGTGGTCGTAGACGCCCCGGCGGTCGTCCTCCGGGATGTCGGTTCCGCCCCGCCCGCCCAGCAGCGCGGACATGGCCGCGGCCACGCCCTTCCACACGTCGCACAGATCGCCGTCGATGATGTCCGAGTGGGGCAACTTGTATGCCCCCTGCGTCTCTTTCTTCTCAGCGTCGAACCAGGCAAAGCCCTGCTGGTACTTGCCCCAGTCTGGGTTCTCACCGCCGGCCCACTCCAGCAGCCGCTTGCGCGCTGCCGCCCCGTCCCAAGCCGTGCCCTCGTCCGCCTTTTTGTGCGCCTTGAATTCAACAATGGACATGTCCTACCTCCCCCGACTCACCTGCATTTGTCCATCCCCTCAAAGCGGTACTCCACCTCTATGTACGGTTCATCTGTCTGTAGCCGTGCATAGATATCGGGCCGCAAATAGAGCACCACCGGGATCGTCCATCCGCCGGCAATCCAGCCCTCATTGCTCCGCGCGTGGGTTTCTCTGATGTTGCCCACGTCCCCCTGAAGCGTTGCCGTGATGTAGCGCCTTGTACCCACCTCTGTCCAGGCCAGAATCCAGCGTCCATCAGAGCTGCCACCACAGTGATGACGGATGTACTCCCACGC